TTCTGCAATCGCGTCCGATGTTGGTGTTTGATTTAATTCTTCTTGCATTTTGTTTTATTTATATGTGTGTAATATTTACCGTCCTTGGCCGATTTTCAACCGTTGACAAACGCAAGGTAGATGGTTTGCTGCGTGTTTGCAACAAAATATTGAGAAAAGATCGGGCATTTTTAATATTCTTCTTTTTGTCCAATTCCACTTGAAATAGTTATACGTTTTTCAAAAAGTGATAGGCATAGGATTCCATTGTTCTGGGTAATTGAAGACAACGCCAAGACACGCTATCTTTATGGAAGCGCAACTTTTGGTATTAAATACCCTAAATGTAATAGGCATACTAGTTAATGTATAAGAGTTATATTTTTTAGTGGGGTGGAGGTATAGGAGAGGTATCCTTTTTTATAAAGTTAGGGGAATTAACCGTATGCCTATCACTTTTTAGGGTGTTATTGGGAATACGTTCAATAGGCGCGGTTTTTCGGGTATAGGCATAGCAGTTGATTACCCCCACCGGGTATAGGCATAGCAGTTAATTGCCCTATCCCGGTGAAATATTGTCGTATAGGCTTGGTTTATTGGCAGATGGTTTTGTATGTTTGGGGTATGGAAAATCACGAAGAAAAATGGTTGCCTGTTTTTGGATACGAACATAAATACGAAGCATCGGATTTAGGTCGTATTAGACGAAGGTACACCAATCGAGTATTAAAGCCCCGTATGAATGGGAGCCTTTTACAGGTTGTTCTTCATGATGGGGATAGGGGCAAATCGAAGTCGGTAAAGAACTTGGTGTATTCAACGTTCCACGGACGAGATGTGGAACCTCGCATGGTATTGAATAGAGATGGCAACGGATCAAATTGCCGATTAGGTAACTTGGTCCTTAGAAGCGAATCGACTGGCAATGATCAATGTCCGTATTGGGATGTACCAAGGAATCCTTCAACGCCATTAAATGCGGACCACGTTCTGCAGATCAGGAAACTGTACGACGAGTTCGTACCCCAGACCGTAATCGCACGGCTGTATAGTATTACAGCTGCAAATGTTCACAAAATCATTAAACGACAATCATGGAAGCATATCACATGATGCACAACCCGGAGATGGGTTGGGTATTGCTGGCACTAATAGTCTGGCAGGTTTTTATCAAAGTAACCGCATACATAGATGGGGATCTTATTCGCAAAGCTGAGGAAGCTGGAGTGCATTGGAAGCCCAACTATAATGCAAGGGTGTTTTATAGGGGTGCCTTAGCTGCATTGCAAAGCTGGGCTATCTATGGGACCGACTGGTATTATACTGGATGCTTCTTTTTACTTCAACTTGTATGGTATTGGATCCAATTCGACATTGAGGTGAACTGGGTACGAGGTGTTAAGACGTTCTATCTGGGGCAAACGGCATTCACGGATAAGGTATTTTACAGACTCCTCCCTAAAGGACACGATATTAAATTCAAATTGGCAGCCCAATTCATAGCCTTTTGGCTGGTATTAGGTGCCTATTTGCAGTAAGAAAGTAAGCGTTGGGTCATGTTTAAGCAGGATATCCTGTGTGGCCCATCGCTGAAGAATTAGGTAAGGTGGCGGAATAGGTAGACGCTAACAGCTAGTAAACCAAAGAAGAGAGGCTGGCCCTTTGTCCGGGCTAATCATAGTGAACAAGACAAGTTCTATTTGGTGGTCATGTAGGGTGCAAATCCCTACCCTTACTTATTTAAACATTAACGATATGAAACTAAATGAGCAACCTTTCTGGTTTAAGTACTTAGTAATCCTATTATCAACAATCTTGATATTGGGTGCTATTGGGATATTTATGGCTCCGGGAGTCATCTTTGTTGTCACGATGAATTTTTGGCACCTTCTCTGGTACATTCCGATAATCGCCTTTTTCCTAACCTTAACAATGCAAGACTAATCAAAACGCTATGTCAAATAAATACAAAAAGAAGCCACTAAGCTACTTCTTGGTATTCTTCCAAGGGAAGAGAAAGATCCAAGGAATGATGATGGGGAACATGGTTGTACAAGTTGAGGGTGTATTTCCCAACTATATGCAGACGATCCGGGTCATCAAAGAGAAGCATCAATTCCAAATTTGCGACATCACTAATATTGTACCTTTGACGAAAGCTCAGTATCTTGAGTGGGTGCAAGTCATAGAACAGCCGAAGAATGAAATTATCACAGATTAAGCCAAACCCCAACAATCCTCGTCTCATCAAGGACGAGAAGTTTGAAAAACTGGTCAAGTCAATCAAGGACTTTCCGAAAATGATGGAATTGCGCCCCCTGGTGATAGATGGTAACAACATCATCCTAGGAGGTAATATGCGTTTCAAAGCCCTCAAAGAATTGGGCTATAAGGAAATTCCCGACGAATGGGTCAAGAACGCAGACAATCTTACCGAGGAAGAAAAGCGTCAATTTATCATCAAAGACAACGTTGGGTTTGGTGATAACGACTGGGAGATGGTCCTGTCTGAGTACGATGTTGAGGAATTGGAGGAATGGGGCATGGACGTGCCGGAATACCATGACATCGAATCTGAACCCGTGGAGGATGACGATTTCGACCCTGATTCAGTAAAGGAAAGCGATGTTGTAACCGGTGATCTTATCTGTATTGGCCCTCACAAGCTTGTATGCGGATCCAGCCTTGATAGCGATGCTTGGGCAAAGATGATCGAAGAAAATAGCATCGATCTGGTTGTAACGGATCCTCCGTACAATGTAGACTACGAAGGCAAGACCAAAGAGAAGCTTAAGATCGAGAACGATAAGATGAGCCAAAGCGATTTCTATCAGTTCCTGCACGACTTCTTTGCCACCATCGGCATATTCGTAAAAGCAGGATCCTCGTATTATATCTGGCATGCAGAATCGGAAGGCCACAACTTTCGCCAAGCGTTCATGGATACAGGAAACAAGCTATCCCAGTGCTTGATCTGGTTGAAGAATAGCATGGTGATGTCTCGCCAAGACTACCATTGGAAGCACGAGCCTTGCCTATACGGATGGAAGGAGGGTGCAGCGCACAATTGGTATTCTGATCGCAAACAAACCACTGTACTAGAATTCGATCGCCCAACAAGAAATGCGGAACATCCCACCATGAAACCCGTTGAACTAATAGGATACCAAATACAGAACTCGTCTAAAGCCGGTGATCTGGTTGCTGATGGGTTTTTGGGTTCAGGATCTACTATGGTCGCCTCCCACAAGCTTAACCGGGTATGTGTGGGCGTTGAGATGGATCCTCACTATTGTCAGGTGATCATCAACCGTATGATGGAACTGGACCCTTCGTTGGATGTTACAATAAATGGAAAACCGTATGGCAAAGAAAAAGAAGATAGGAACGGTTAAGATCAACTGGAAAGATATGGCATCTCTTATCCAAGCCGGTTGTACCCTTGAGGAATGCGCTGCTTATGCTGGTGTTCACCCTGATACTTTAAGGGATCATTGCAAGAAAGATAATGATCTTCCTTTCCGGGAATTTAAGCAACAAAACAAAGCGACAGGAAAAGCCCTATTAAGACAAAAACAATACGCTAAAGCCATGAAAGGCGACAATACAATGATGGTATGGCTTGGCAAGAATATGCTGGACCAACGAGACAAGTCTGACACCCGTGTTACAGAGATTCGTGTCGGGTTTGATGACGAGGAAACGCCTGAGGGAGACGATGATTAAATGGCTGAGATCAATGTTACGTTTAAAAGCAAGTCTTCGCTTGTAAACCCTGCCTTCCGGGCTATTTTCGATAACCGGGATAGGTATATTCTCCTTTGGGGCGGTCGTGATAGTGGTAAGTCGTACAGTACGGCCGTTAAGCTGGTTGTTGAGTGTCTTACCGAAAAGAACTTCAAGTGCCTGTTAATCAGGAAGGTATACGACACCATTAAGGAGTCCCAATACGACCTGATCAAAGGTGTAATTGAAGATTATGGCCTCGAGTCCCTGTTTAATTTCAAAGTTTCCCCTCTTGAGATCATTTGTATAAACGGTAACCGGTTTATTGCCCGTGGTCTGGATAAGCCCGAAAAAATCAAATCTGTAAAGGATCCAACCAAAGTCTGGTACGAGGAGGCAAACCAAATGACATTAGACGACTTCATTACCGTGACCACGTCGGTACGTTCATCCACGGCCGAATACCTGCAGGAGATCCTATCATTCAACCCTGAGAGTGACGAACCCGATTACAAGGACTTTTGGCTGTATAAGAGATTCTATGAAGGCAACGAGGACCGTATGTACGGAACATTCCGGGATGGTGTTACTCTCACCATCGACGAAGAAGAGGTTACATTGTCCTATACGTCCATACACACCACATATAGGGATAACGAGTACTGTACATCCGATCGAAAGGCTATATTGGAAGCCCTTCAAGAAACGGATCCGTATTACTATGAGGTGTTTACCAAGGGATGGTGGGGTAACCGGGAAATTGGCAACCGCTTCTGGAAAGCATTCGACCAAAAGAGGCACGTTGGTAACCTATTCATCGATCCAGATACGCCATTGCATATATCGCTCGATGAGAACGTTCACCCGTATATCTCCATGACTATATGGCAAATCGAACAAAAGGAGGTCCAGCAAATACACGAGATATTCCTGCGCCATCCCAAGAATACGGTCAAGGATCTAGTACATGAGTTCATGTTATGGGTTGACGAAAACCGCCTATCTAGGTCCGTGTACCTATATGGGGACCGCACATCCAAGAAAGAGGACACCAAACTGGAAAAGGGCCAGAACTTCTTCACCATAGTAGAGAGCCAGCTTAGGTCCAACTACTACAAGGTGGTTACCCGGATCCCAACAGCCAACCCTCCGGTATCGTCTTCTGGTGATTTCGTGAATGCCGTATATGGGTCCAATTTCAACAATCTCAATATTCGAATAGATGCCGATTGCAAGACCTCTATTAACGATTATATCAATACCGTGGAGGATGCGGATGGCACCGTGAAGAAGATCAAATTGAAGGATAAGATCACCGGAGTATCATACGAACCACATGGCCACGCTTCTGACACTAAGCGATATTTTATCTGCGAGGCTTTCAAAGACTCTTTTAATTTGTATCTTAGGGGTGGAAATGTCTCCAAAGTAAAGAGAAAAATTGGGAAATCGGCCAAAAGAGCGTATTAGAGACAGGAAGAAGCGACGATCTCCTAAAGTCTTGGTTTATAAGACCGGGTTCTTTTTGGAGCCGATTTATACGATACATCATTTAGAACCAGAGTACAATGAGCAGGTTTCTAACCGACGGGGACTACGACAATCTAATAGAAGGTGAAGACCTTGACCTAATTCTTCAGGACGAGCCTTCAATACTCTCCAGCACAGAACTACAGGTTCAAGAAGAAATATCAAGCTATACTCGTCAACGGTACGACGTGGCAGCGATGTTCCCAAATGTAACCCTCTATTCTTTCACCACATCTTATTCGACCGGCAATGTCATTTATATCAATGCCGACCCATGGGTAAACACCACCACCTATGCCCAGAACGATATGGTGGTCCGTGAAAAGAAGGTTTACAAGTCCGATACAAACGGTAATACAGGAAACGACCCAATCACCTCTGGCGACTGGACCTTTATTGGTAACCAGCACCAAGTATTTATCGCCATAGATGCCAGCACGGGTGTATTTCCAACCGACGACACTAAATGGGGACCGGATCCAAGATCAAAGCTACTTATTCGCTTTATGGTGGACTTGACGTTATACGAGATCCATAGCCGTATTATGCCTCGCAACATTCCTGACCACCGGGTGGTACGTGCAGAGGATGCTAGACGATATTTGAACAAGGTGAGGGATCCAAGGAGCAACCTGACACCTGATTTCCCGTTGAAAACATTTGAAGACCAGGAGGGGAATGACGCAACATGGAACTCTGCTCCTAAGTACAATAACGCTGACGATCTTTGGTAATGAATATACTCGGAAACATATTTGGCCCACCTAACAATTCGACTACAAGTGAATATAAGGGATCTACCATGCAGGAAGTTACCAACGCAAGAAAGGCTTTACCTAAAAGTGCGGATGTAACCAAGAAAGTCCAACCCTTGCAGCTTCAAAGGCAACGTCAGGACGCTCTCAATTGGCGTTTGGCCACCCAACAAGCTGAAAGTATACATTTCCCCAACCGTACCGAGTTAACCCGTGTATATTACGATGTCGTGCTTGATCCGCACCTCACGTCGCTCATGCAGAATATCCAGCTCAAGATCCAAGGGTCCAAGTACTGGATTTGTAACTCTAATGGGGACATAAACGAAGATGCCACCAAGCTTATCCATACCAAGTGGTTTAGCGACACGCTTAAGTATATCATCCTGAGCAAGTTTTACGGCTTCTCTTACGTGCAATTAGGCCCGGTTAACGACCAAGGGTTCGAATGGGTAAAGCTTATTCCTTTCGAGTACGGCTATCCTGAGGTATGGGGATTGAAGCAATCACCTAACGTCTTAACGGATCCTATCTTGGTCCGAGAGGCCCCATACGACAACTGGGTATGTGCTTATGGTGAGCAAAAAGACTTAGGGATCCTCCACAAGGCATCTCCTTACGTGCTATGGAAGAAAAACACCATGCAGGCTTGGTCGGAGTTCACGGACAAGTTCGGAATGCCTTTGGTGATTGGTAAAACCAACATCCAAGACCCGGAAAAGAGCGAGAACATGCAGAATATGCTCAATGAAATGGGTAAAAGTTTCTGGGCGTTACTTGACGAAACCGACAACCTTGAATTACAGCAAGGCAACGGGACCGATGCTTACCAAGTTTATCAACAACTTATCAACATGGCTGACAGCCAAATGTCAAAAATGATCATTGGCCAAACCATGACTGTTGATAACGGGAGTTCGCGAAGCCAAGCGGAGGTTCATGAAAATACGTACAAGGATATTATTGCTGGGTATAAGCAATACATCGAGGACAGCGTTCTTGCTGAACTTATCCCGAAAATGATTACCCACGGCCTTATTCCACAAGACAGCTTCTTCAAATTCGACGACGCGGAGCATATGTCTAAGAAGGAAACTGCCGAGTTTATAACGAAGTTGTCCTCATCGTATACTGTGGATCCTGAGTATATCGAGGACAACTATGGGTTTGCTGTGGTGCCTAAATCTGCTGGACCATCACCAGAGGAGAACCAGAGGACCTTCCAGAACTTGAAGAATTACTACGATAACGCCCTCAACAGCATGGGTAAGCCCTGTGAACATTAATGGCAGGGATCAAATACACGGACGAGCAGAAAGATGCCCTCTTTCGTGCTATTTATAGTGGCATAATCCACCAACAGAACCTCCCTCAGGATCTGTACCGGGCAATATTTGATGGAGTGTTTAAGGAAGTAGAGACAGGGTTCGTATTTGATCCAGCGGATAATATTGGAAGGGAGGCTCAGTTAATGCAATCCTTCAGCACGAATGTAAGCGAGGTTATGGCCGGCAAAACCTTTCAGCAGGTATCTACCATGCAAGGACTCGTGTTTCAAGGAGGGCAGCAAGTCTCGTTTGATGACTTTAAAAAAGCTGCCTCTCCTGTTTTTGACATATACAACAAGACTTGGCAAAAGGTAGAAGAGCGAACAGCGTTACTTCAAAGCATAGGAGCCAGAAACTGGGTTGATGTGGAGGCAGATGCCGAAGACTTCCCATTGCTTGAGTATAGTACGGCTGGCGATGGTCGTGTACGGCCTGAACACGCTGCTCTGGATGGTATTGTACGTCCCGTTGGCGATTCGTTCTGGAATAAGTACTATCCACCCAATGGATGGAATTGTCGTTGCGATGTTATTCAGCTTGAAAAGGGCGAAAAGCAGGTAACGCCAAAAAAGGAGGGTGATTGGGAGATAAATGACGTGGATCCTGTATTCCGTATGAACCCAGCCAAGACCGGGACTATATTCCAAGAGAATCACCCCTATTTGGATGTCCCGGAGCGATTCGAGGAATGGAAAGAGGTCAATTTTGGATTGCCTATACTCAATGGCACAGAAGATTAACACCAGTCGCATACGCACCAATCTTAGGAAGCTCAACAAGGACGTTCTTAGGAAAGCTGGAAAAACTGCCGTAAATTTCAGTAAGCAAGCTTTCCGTAAGCAAGGCTGGGAGGATAGTATACTAAGCCCTTGGGCCAAACGTAGAACCCAGAACAAGAGCGATCGTCGTCGTGGTTCTGGTACAAGAGGAATCCTGATTGAGTCAGGCGCATTGAGGCGATCGATAGGGATTAGTGGTGTATACAAGAACCGGGTTCGAGTAGTTGCCGACCGGGTATACGCCAAAAGACACAACCGGGGTTTGTCCGGAATGCCCAAAAGGCAGTTCATGGGCAAATCCAGAGCATTGAATAAAAAAGTGGAACGGGTTCTATCAGTAGAAGCCAAGAAAATATTTAAGTAATGATCGATTCACCATTTAGACGTATACTCGAAGATCTTCGCGCCCACATAACGGCCAATACTACAATGATCGACGAGGTTTGGCTTTTCAATAACCAATACGAGGAACTAAACGAGCGTAGAGAACGACCTAAGTCAAGAGGGGTTGTTTACGTTGAATACATTCCGGTATTGTTTGAGGACAGACAAGGAGGCTGCCAAGTAGGAGACGTTACCGTGGTGCTTCATGTGGCTTTGCGAACATTGGACGATCGAAACGCCTTGATACTAGACGCTCGCCAAGAGGTGTTCGCTGCTGTGAATGGATTTGCTGGACCTGCTGGCTCTTCTGATGCCTACACAAGGCTGACCAGAAGCGAGGAGGAGCAAAATACCGACCATGATGGGATTTCTATCTGGAAGCTGTTCTTCAAAACAACCGTTACGGATGCGACCGGTGGATTTGGCCAATTCCCTAATGAAACGGTTATCACAGACGATCGTGACCTTGACCTTACTGTTGATCCAATCATCGATAATCCTGAGATTGGAACCGGGGTATTGCCTGATTCGTAAACCTCGTAACTCTCGTAATTACGAATTTACGAGTTAACCTAGAGATTCTTCGTAATCCCGGTAAATGGTTCTTTCGCTTAGGAATAAGCGGTCGGCAAGATGAGTGATGGTTTTGGTGATCCGGGTTCCTTCTCGGACACCCTTTTCTATTTCGTTTTTGACGTGGTCCCTTCGTTCTTGGAGCCTGTCTCGTCCAGATTTTTTCGGCATTTTACTGACATCAGTGTTTTTGATGAATTAAATATACTTAAAAAGCAAGATCTAATCCTTATTATTGACGTATAATTTACCAAGATGGTCGAAGTACAACAGTCTGTAAAGCTAAATTACGTTGAAAACTCGATGGAGGACGGTGTTCTCTGGATGAGTATTCGCGGTGTAATTGGCGACGACTTTCGTACCGATTTTTTTATTAACGACCTAGAATACATTACCAACTTCATGCCTGAGATCCACACGGTAAACGTGAAGATCAATTCACCAGGAGGTAGTGTATTTGCTGGTATGGACCTTTGGGGAGCCATCTACAAACACCCCAGATTAACGATCAACACGATCGTTGTTGGGGTTGCAGCCTCTATCGCAGGGGTTATTTCCCAAGCAGGATCCAACCGGGAGGCATATAGCTTCTCAAGCATGATGATTCATGACGTTTCAATCGCTGGATTAGAGGAAGACGATCCAAGAGTAAGCGAGAATGACAAAAAGATGTTAAGGCAATTCAGAGATATGATTGCCGAAGTCCTATCTGCACGATCTAAGATGACCAAAGAAGAGGTTATCGACCTGATGGTTGGCAAGGAGACTTGGTTGAAAGCCGGTGAGGCCAAAGACAAAGGATTCTTCGACAACGTAATCGAGGTTGCAGAAGAGGAAGAAGAAATCGACGTGAGTAACGCCCTCAAGGCTTACAAGTACTTCGAGAACAAGCTAAATCAAGTTCCAAATAAACAAATTCAGATGAAGCAGTTATTTAACAAGCTGGGCCTAAACGAAAGTGCCAGCGAGGACAAGGCCATCGACGCTGTTAATGGTCTTCAATCAAAAGTTGAGAATTTGACCGCTGAGGCCAATACTCACAAAGAAGAAAATGAGACTCTAAAAGCGGACAATGCTGTATTGGCTGAGAAAGTGAAAGCTTTCGAAGATGCTGAAATCGCAAACTTCGTTGAAGAGCAAATCGAGGCAGGAAAATTTGATGAGAATCAAAAAGAGACCTTGATTGCAAACGCTACGAAAGACTTTGAGGCTTTCAAAGCTATGTCAAACGCTGTTAAGCCAGCCCACGTTGATGTTTCCAAGGTATTGGACAACAAAAAAGGTGGTGAGGCTCCTGCCGGTGATGGATCCCTTAAAACGGATTTAAATACCGAAGGAAAGACCTTCTCGGAATTGGATAAAAACAACCCTGAGTTGTTAAACCGAATCCGAGTAGAGAACCACGATGAGTACGTAAATCTTTACGAGAAGCAATTCGGCGTTCGCCCTTAAGTAAGTTTAACCTAAAAACCTGTAACAATGGGAGTTTTAAAGGAAGTTTGGATTAACGATATCCAAGAAAATTTGTTTGAAGGTTCTGAGTTCATCCTTAAGGGTAAGGACCACTCTGCCTTCGTAAGTAACTCAGTCGTTCACGTTCCACAAGCTGGATCCGTGCCAAATACTGAGAAGAACCGTGCCGTTTTTCCGGCCACAATCACCGAGCGTACTGATACGGACTTGAACTATCCTGTGGATAGCTACTCGACCGATCCAGTTCGTGTGAGACGCATTGACGAGGTGCAAACCTCTTACAACAAGCGTCAGTCTGTAATGGGAGACCATATCCAGACTTTGAACGAGGAGATTGGTGACAACGTTGCCAATACCTGGGCTGCTGATGGTGGTACAATCGACGTTGAGCGTGTATTCAGAACAACTGGTGCCGGTGGTGCTGATGTTCCAACTGGATCTACGCAAGACGGTAAGAGATTGGTTCACACCGACATTCGACTTCTTGCTAAGAAGTTTGACCGCGACAACATTCCTAAGAAAGGTCGTACTTTGGTGATGCCACCAGAGATGTATTACGACTTATTCGAAGGAGCAACCAACTCGCAAATCCTTAGAAAGGATTACTTAAACGCGGTTGCGTTGCCAGAAGGAGTTGTTGACCGTTTGTATGACTTCGACATCATGCTTCGACCTACTGTGGTAATTTTTACCGCTAATAGTACGGTTAAGAAAGCTGTCGGTGCCGCTCCGGCTGGAACTGACGTTTTCGGTGCTATCGCGTTCCACCAAAGCGTAGTATCTTACGCTAAAGAGGCGATCCATGTGTACGAAGATGCACAACGTCCTGAGCATTATGGAGACGTGCTTTCCGCTGAGGTATTGCTTGGAGCTGCGAAGCTTCGATCAGACCAAAAGGGAGTTGCTTCTCTTATTCAGGGTGTGGTCTAAACACCAATTTAATGGTACTGCGAGGGTTTCCCTTGCAGTACCTTATCTTTCAATCAAAATCCCATAAGAAATGGCTGAAGTTAAAAAATCTAAAGAGCAAGTTGCTGCTGAGGAATTAGCAGAAAAAGATGCCAAAAAAATTGATGACGCTAAAGTGAAGAAGGACAAGGATTCCGTGAAAGCGAATGCTGATGACAAGAAGCGTCAAGACGAGGTGAACGCTGCCCAAGAAAAAGCGAAAAAAGAAGCTGAGGAGAAGTCCAAGAAGCCTGCTGAGGAGGTGAAATTATACTCTGAGAAGGAATTGGATGCTATCTGTAAGAAGCACCGCGAATGGGCAACTAAGGAACGAATCAAAGTTCCTGAAATGATCCTTGTAACGGAAGATGGCCAAATCTTCTACAAAGAAACTTACGCAACCGCTCATGCTGGGGCTAAAAACCTTCGCATCTTTGAGAACGTTGCTAAGAGCAAGTAATTAAAGGGGGCTTGTCCCCCTTAGTTTTAACAATAAAAGGAAAGCGAGATGATTAACGAAATAGAATTTAATCGTGGCCAAGGTGGTTTAGGTACTCCATTACCGGGAGAAGACCACATCTCTGGTTTGTTGGCTTATTTGGCCGACGGGAACCTTCCTTCTGGATTCACTACATCCGAGCGAGAGAAGCAAGTTGCTTCTTTAGAGGATGCTGAGGCATTGGGATTCACTAAAGGCTCTGCGACAAACGGAGTTATTTGGTATCACATCGACCAATTCTTCAAAGGGAACCCTAAAGGAATACTTTGGATTGGCCTGTATGACAATACTGCCATCGATTACTCAAAGGTTGAAGACCTTCAAGTAGCAGCCGATGGTAAGATTCGTCAAATGGGTGTATTTGACAGGACCGCTCTTGGTGCTGGGGCTGCGGTTTCTACTTTGCAGACATCCGCTACAAACTTGGAGAACCTCCACCAGCCTTTGAACATCATTTACGCAGCCGACATTAGTGGGGTCGCTGACCTGACTACGTTGCCTGATCTTAGCGCATTAACGTCTAAGAACGTATCTGTAACAATAGGGCAAGATGGAGCAAACGAGGGTAAAGCCTTGTTTGATTCCGAAGGGGTCTCCATTACTGACCTTGGTCGTTTACTGGGCGATATATCTGCTGCACCTGTACACATCTCGATTGCTTGGATTGAGCAATTCAATGTGGTTACAAGTTCAGAGTTCGATGTACCAGCATTTGCGAATGGCGACCTTTATAAGGACAATGTCAGTTTAGAGGCTAGTATCGATCCTAAGAGGTTCATCTACTTGAAAAAGTACACAGGCCGTCCGGGAACGTACCACAACGACTCTTACACCGCTGCGTTGGCCACAAACGACTTTGCGTTCGTTGAGCGTAACAGAACCATTGACAAGGCTATCAGACAAATTCGCTTCTTTATGTTGCCAAACTTGTCTGGACCGCTTACGGTGGATGCTGATACCGGGAAACTGGATCAGGTTACCATCGATAAGTACACCAATGACACCAACCTAGCGTTGGAGCAAATGGAGGTCGATGGGGAGCTTTCTGGATTCCAAACATTGATTGACCCTAATCAAGACGTTCTTGCCACAAGCGAGATCGAGATCACGGTTGAACTTGTTCCTATTGGAGTCGCAAGAAAGATCAAAATAAATATTGGTTTCACTGCTAAATTGAGTTAAGATGGCGAATTTACCGACTTTAATTAACGGTCAATCTTATAGTTACGCAGACATCGTGTTGCTGATCAACGGAGTTGCTTTTGCCTCTGTATCTGAGATCAATTACACGGGAGAGCAGGAGAAGACCAACAACTATGGTACAAGCGGACTTCCTGTTTCGAGAGGTCGTGGCGCACGTGAGTTTTCTGGATCTTTAAAGATCGCAATGGATGACGCTCAAAAACTACGAGATGCATCTCCTGATGGTTCTCTTTTGGGTATCCCTGCGTTTGATATTCAGGTTACTTTCGTAAGCCCTCAAACCACTAAATTAGTATCTCACTTCTTGAAAAGTTGCGAGTTCACTAAGGATGGGGTTGAAGCTTCTCAAGGCGATACAGAAATCGCTATGAGTCACGACATCGTGATCGGGAATATCAAGTATAGATAGTCTTTTTGTTTTTCTTCTGGCAGATTGTTATTTTTGATTAAATCAAAACGAACATTATGTCAGAAGAATCTAAAGAACCCCAGAAGGGGGAGGTTAAAGTTCCCGGAGCGGTTGCTAAAATAAGCATCGAAGGGAAGCACCTTTACTTGAAGCAAATGGATCGCCATACTCTTGAGTTGGCATTCCAAGAAATGAGTAAAGGGAAGACTATTAGAGCCGGAGAGACCATATTGAAAAATACGGTCATAGAAGGGGCAAGTGATTGGCAGGAGATTGCCAGCAACGACCAACTTCTAATTCCTGCTTCATTGAAGGCTTTTGAACTTGTCGACTTTAAAAGTGCAGAACTGGAAAAGTTGTAGGACAGAAGTACAAAGCCCTAAGTAAGGATCGCAAAACAATGGCGGATCAGATGGCTTATTTAAACCTTCTCATCCGCTATTTTTTTAAGATAGATCCTCATACTCTGTCCGACGAAGAATGGCAAGACAGGGCATCGGAGGCTATGTTTCTCCGGGATATGGAAACGAAGAATGTAATTAATGCGGTGAATGCTGCTTTTAGTTAATGGCCCAAAGAGAAGAGTTTGAATTAGTATTAAAGGGTAACTTCAATAAGGAGGTCGAAGAGGCCATCAAGAACATTGAGGTTATCCGTAAGAAGACGCAAAAAGCCACGTCAAGCTTTGATGATATGGCTGCTGCTGCTTCTGGTGCCATTGCTGCTCTTGGTATTGGTGCTTTAGCCAAAGATGCATTTCAATTAGCTGCCGGATTCGAACAAACTCAAGTTGCATTTTCTACTTTCTTAGGGGATGCAGGAAAAGCCAATAAGCTTCTTGGGGAATTAGATGAATTTGCAAACGTAACCCCTTTTGATAACGAGTCTATAATAGGAGCCAGTAAGTCATTGTTAGCAGCCAGTATACCTGCGGAAGAAATGACGAACAAGCTTCAAATGATAGGAGACTTAGCTTCTGGTGCTCAAGTTCCTATTACTGAATTAGCCACCATGTATGCTAAGTTCGTTAACCTTGGAAAGTTACAAGCGGATGAACTCAATCAGTTATCTAGGGTAAATATAATCCCAGTCTTAGCAGACCTTCTTAATACAGACAAGGCAGGTGTATTCAAGCTAGCATCTCAAGGGAAGGTTACGACAGACATATTCGAGCAGGCCATGAAAAGAATGACTAGCGATGGCGGTCAATTTTTTCAAATGATGGAAAAACAAAGCCAGACCACTATTGGTAGAATATCCACCCTTCAAGGTAAAATGCAGATAATGGGCCGAACCATTGGTCAGATGTTAGTACCTCCTGTGACAGCCCTTGTAAACGCCCTCATTCCGGCTGTTGACTGGCTCAACCAGAACCAGGCGATCTTGGAGGTGATCATCCCTACTTTAGGCGTGCTTATTGGAGGAATTGGTACCATGATAGCTGTAACCAAGGGTTGGGCTATTGCTCAAACTCTCCTGAACGTTGCAATGAGCCTGAATCCTATTGGTCTGGTTGTGGTCGGAATAGCTGCTTTAACAACGGCTCTCGTAACCGCATGGAACAAATCAGAAGCGTTTAGAAGCACTATCCTTGGTCTTTGGGAGGCCTCTAAGCGTGTATTTACCAATATAGGCAACCTGTTCAAGAAGATCTTTGAACCGATGTTTAAGGCTATCGATGCCTTTAAGCGTGGAGATATTGCTGAGGCTGCCCTGCAAGCTGGTAAAGGGCTGTTCAACCTTACACCGGCCGGCATTATAGCTGAGGCGATCAAAAACAAAGACGAATTGACCTCTGGAATAGCTGATGCCTTCCAAGTTGGATCCGAGAAGGGTATTAAAAGCTTTCAGGAATCGCAAGAAGCTGCTTCTGGTGGTGCTTTGGGAGCATTGTCGCCAACAGGACCATTGGCAACTGCTAAGACCACCACAGAGGCTTTAAATACGAAATCCACGTTGGCTAATAGTTCAGTTACTTCTAAAGGCCCATCTGTATTGAACATCAACATCGAAAGTCTGGTCCAAGGCGGTGTGAACATCTCAACAGAAACGATTGGAGAGGCATTGGAGGATGCAGAACGGGCAGTTACGGAGGTATTGCTTCGTGCGGTAAATAACGTAAGTAAAACTACGCAGTAATGGCATTTGGAGATATCATATTCATTTCTACGATTACAGGCGGTGTTCAATCATTGGCCTTAAACTTCGCCACCCCAAATCCTGACGAACCAGATGGTGTTGGGGCATTGGGCAATCCTGTATATGGATCTCTGGAAGTAGAACCCGGTCAATACAAGGATTTAGAGGGTAACGATATTCCATACGATGGTGTTCGTATCGATGCTGTGATCATAACGGTGGCTCAATCTAAGAATATTGTAAAGACACCAATACAAGGACGTAACGCTACTTTTAAAGAGTTTGTGTCCTCTGGGGATTATGCGATCACCATAGAGGGTATTATCGCCAGCGGTGAGGAGAACGTGTACCCAACTGTTGAGGTAAACGCACTTCTTCAAATCTGCCAAGTGCCTGAGCCTATCAGGTTTATCAATGAGTTTCTTGCCCGGTTCGAGATCGACGATGTGGTTATTGAAAGTTTTGAATTTCCTCAAAGAGCAGGTTACAGGGATAACCAAGCGTTCAGGATCCGTGCAATATCAGATACAGCATTAGAACTTATTGACGATGGCGAGATTATTGAATAGTGCGACCCTTATCAGCAAAATAACGTTCTTTGAAGCTGCCAACGGTAAGGATCTGATCTTAAACAGCATCCACAACGTCAAGGTTTCCGAGACGTGGGAAGAATTAACCGATACAGCATCCATTGAGATAGCTGGTCGGCTTTCTCTTAATGGACAAAGCATTACCGTTGGAGACTCCGGGTTCTTTAAGGTAGGAGGAAAGGTCAAGATCGAACTGGGATACAAGCCTGACTTCAATACGGAGTTCATTGGGTACATAAGTGCTGTGGATCCTAAAAGCGTTTCAATGCTCACTTTGGAAGATTCCGCTTGGCTCCTTAAACAGAACAATATCAACGCCTCGTATCAATCTATCAACATTCAAGACCTTATACCGGATCTTCTAAGCAAGGCTGGTATAACCGGGATGCAAACTAACCTGATAGATGCCAATATAGGCAATCTCAGAGTTAAAAACGCTAACGTCGCTCAGGTATTAGAGCAGATCAGAAAGGACAATGGCTTAGTAAGCTATTTCCGGGATGAGGTTTTATACGTTGGATTTGCTTACCCGGACGCTCCTGGTCAAACGAAAGGCTTCGGATTTCAGGAGACAATTATCAATGATAGCTTGGATTATAAGGAAGATACTGACGTTAAGGTGAAGGTAAAGGCTATTAGCGTTACCCCAGACAACAAGCGTATCACATACGAGGCTGGGGATGCGAATGGTGATCAGAAGACGTTATACTACTATGACGTTTCGTTAGAAGACCTCAAGAAGTTCGCTGATAACGATCTATCTAAGTTCAGGTATACCGGTTACTTTGGTGAATTTAAGACCTTTGGTATCCCTTACGTGAGGCATGGAGATGCTGCTTACGTTCGCGATTTCAAGTTCCCGGAGCGTGATGGAACATACTTTATTGATAAAACGGTGACCGAGTTCGGAACAAAGAGCGGTTACAAACGTACTATAAAATTAGGACCGAAGGTCAATCAAGATGGCTAGAACGATTGCAGAAATGATCCAAATGTTGGCAAAAGATGGCCAGCAACAATACAGCTTGGTTTGTACTGTTAACTCAGTAGATGTCGAAGCCCGGACCTGCTCTGTATCTCCTTTAAATGAGGATCCTGAGATATTCGATGTCCGATTGCAGGCTTCTATTGGGTCTGAGGTTGGATGGGTAATCGTTCCAAAGGTGGAGAGTTTCGTAATTGTAACCTTCCTTAACAACGAGACGGCTTTTGTGTCATGCTGCACCGAGGTTGTCAATATCTTTGCGGATGTCGAGGAAACAGTTATATTTAACGGAGGCGAAAATGGTGGCCTGATCAACGTAGAAGATCTCGTTGGTCGCTTGAATACTATCGAGCAGGACATAAACGACCTGAAAGATGTTTTTAAGAGTTGGGTGCCAGTTGCCAACGATGGGGGAGCAAAGCTTAAGGCAGATGCTTCTTCTTGGTTTGGGAGCAGCCTCGAAGAAACAGAGAGAGGGGATATTGAAGACGAGAAAATACAGCATTAATGGACCCAGTAGAAGATATCATTATCAAGGACGATCTCCAGTTTAAAGATGGGGATTTACTGGTTTCAGCAAGCGACGAACAGCACGTCGAACATATCATAAAAGCTGATAACGGTCATTTTAGGCAATGGCCTCTCGTTGGTGTTGGGAGTGATAAGTACCGTGGTGGTCCATTTAACCGCCAAAAGGTGGCTCAAGAAATTAGCCTTCAACTTCGTTCTGATAACTATCAGGTCAGAAGCGTAGATATAAAAGGAGAGGGCAGCGAATTTACGGTGGCAATTGACGCAAAACGATTGAAGTAATGCAAAAGCATATAGTATCATCGGGTCAGGATTTAGAAGACGTTTGTTTACAACGTTACGGTACTCTTGAGAGTTTTGCCCAGCTATTGGCCGATAATCCCCAGTTATCAGTCAATTCCAATATAGCCAGCAAAGACGAGATCCTTTTTGATAGCAACCAGTCCGGTGTGGCTGATATTGTTGGTCAATTTGACCGAAGGGTGCAAATTATTGTGAACTCCGACGAGGATACATTGGGAGCAGCGGTCGGGGACTGGAATGATGACTTTAATAACGATTTTAATATCTAGGTATGGCACAACAAGAAAGAGCCGCTTTAAAGACGTTAGCTAATAACAACGTCACTACCAATAACAACAAAGAGAATACTGGCCTCCGTGTAAACCAGCTTATTCAGGAGATGATTGATAGTCACCTGAACTTGCTGTCTGATGCGTACAGGTTATTGGCCGAGTACGATCCGGCTGTAAATTATCTGGCCGGAAGCTTTTGTGAGGAATCTGGAAGCATCTACAAGTCCAACAAGGCCACAACAGGTACTTTTGAGCCTGCCGACTGGGATTTGGTTGTTGGTGGATCTGATGCGAACTACGTTGAGTTAACGCACGCTCAGTTGCTTGTGTTGGTCGGTGGATCAATGCTTGTTCCGGGTACTCTTTATGTCATAACGGACTTTGAGACGAAATACCAGATCGTCAACACCTCCACTATCGATACCAGTTCAACCTTTTCTCTTGTTACAAGAGCCATATCTGACTCTCAATTGCAAGCGGACGCTTGGGTTCCTTCTTGGCCTCAGGATTTGGTCAAATACGATGTAAACGATATTCTTTGCGAAGATGGTGTTACACCTCGTAAAGGTAGAATTACGTGGAGGTTCGACACAACCAAGAATATCACTGCGTGGTATGATTGGAGAAACGTCAAATTTCGTCGTTGGGTGTCTGATGGGTATTTGCATGATGCGGTTACCAAGGATTCCTCTTCTCTTTGCTCTGTAACAGCCACCACGGGTACTAACAACGTTAACAACCCCGGTACGGTCTATGAGGAGTATTTGTTGGACTTCTCGGCATTTACAACGCATGATGCCAGCCCAGAATTATCGGTTACCGTTGGAGGTGATACCCTTCAAAAGGAAATCAAGAAATATAGCGGAGGTACATACTCTGCTTTAGCTGCCAACGAAATCAACACCTTCTTAGGTGCGGACAAGCTTGCTGTAACGATGTATATTCCCGGAGAGGACGCTTATATCATTATAGACGACCAGAACCGAAACGACCTGTTTAAGGCTAAGAATATCGGCTTGGATGGATCCGATATGTCGATCGGTAACAACTACACGATCAAAATGCAGACTCCATTGTCTTTTGTGGACCAATTGACGTTCGATAATGCGGTTGATCCTCCTATCAAGGATATTAGCATCGGTAAAACCGACGAGAACGATTGCATGAACAATATCGTGTGGCACTCCAATACCGGCATTGATGGAACCCGTATTGCGGATAACTGCTGGGATATCTCGTTCGGTGGCAAAACCGAAGAGGCTTATATTGGGCCGTTATCATACAACAACGTCCTTTTAACGGACATTGGGTTCGCTGTCGTGGATGGTGAATTGTATAACATGATGGTTGCCGGTACTCGTTACGCTTATGCAAGGCTTAGATTCTTGCGTAATACTACGATGTTCTTGAATACAACGGCTGTATACAACGAGATCCTAAACGGTAAAGATTCAACCCTTCGTTGGATTGGAGGTACTGCCGGCCAGATGACGTATAACGAGTTCCGTGATGGATTCGCTCGTTGCTACATTTACTGGGAATCTGCGGACAGGAATACCCTCCTGACCACCACAGACACGGTTTGGGAACCAGGAGCAAACTGGACGGCTGTGTTCTATGTGACTACAAAGCCCGGAACTAGGCTATCCATTACGGAGGCAAGGACCAATTCAGTAATTGCGGACAAGTTCTTCACGTTGGATCCAAGCACCGCTGTATTCAATACTGACCATGGGGTTGCTATTGATCCGAATACTGGAGAATTGAAGACAACCGGTCAACTTGCCCTTAAGCACATGACCGATACCGGTATATTTGTGCCACCTGACGAAACCAATGACGATACCGAAGGGTACTCTATTGGATCCTTGTGGATTATTGCCGGTGCTGGATGGAGAGCTTGGATATGTACTGATAATACAACAGGATCAGCCCAATGGCGTTATTTGAACGCTGAAAGGGGTTACCTGATCATGAGAAGAGGTACTTCTTCAAGTGGAAGCACAACACCTATTTCTCCAACCAATCAAGACTTGACAGATGGCAGGTGGCACAGGTTGAACGATCCGGGAACGGATATCACCTTCACCTTACCTGCTACACCTGAGGTTGAGTTTGCTAATGATAACACAACCGCTGGTTACGAGAAGGGTACTTTGATGTTAACGGCTTTCCACGCTTCAAACTCTAATGGAACCCGTATCATTATTGATCCAAATGGTAAGGAGATCAATGGTTCAACATCGAATTATACCGTTGCTGGTACAGGTACCGAGTTGAGTTACATCCAAATCAGATGGGTTTCAACCGGAGCGTTTGGTTCTGGTGATGGTTTCTGGCAAATCATGAGTGAACTCCCTGCCTCTTCTGGTGGAGGTGGTGGAGACGAGGTTGAGTATCTTAACGTCCATACCGACAGGGACGCTGTTGTAAACTCAGACGACTACTGGTACTGGAAAGGTGATATTGCTATGTCTTCTGCTTTTACAGCAGGATTAGACGTTGCCGGCCTTATCCCATGGCAAGGGCCGTTTGATGGTGAAATAGACGAGTGGGTCTTTACATTTAACGCTTTGGCAACGGATGCCGGGTCAGTAGATGCGAACATCGACCTGAACCTTGAGGTTTGGGAGGTTGGCGGATCTTCTGAGGGTGTAAAGCTTGGAGACTTAGTGTTGAATATTCCAACGGCAGGAATTACCGTGGGGACCTTCCAAGATACCAGTGCAAATCAAGGGGCCACATTGAGTGGAACTTTTAGTTCGCCATTGGCCATTGATAAGGATAAGATCTATGCTATCAAATACAAGGATGGAACCGGGTCTGGCGAGGTAAAAGCCGTGAAGGATGGTTTCTTTAAATTTAGAGCTAAAAAGAACTAAGAAATGGACTACATTGACGAAAGAGAAAATATGCTTGTAACGCCCGAACAATGGGCTGCTATGGACGATAAACAGAAGGTTGATACCTGTACAAAGGTTGCCTTGGTAGATGCCAACGGAGACCCGGATGTGGATACCATGAAGGATTTCTACGAGACGTTATTTCCAGCAAAAGTGAAGCAGCATTATATCGATGACGATGGTAAAAGGAAAGAGAAGGAGTTTACTCGTCAAACTATCGTGAATCGTAATTTCGAGAAGTGGACCTCTGGGCATATTGCCAAGGTTGAGAGAGCAGAAAAAAGGAGGGCAATGGAGGAAAATCAAAAAATCAAGCAACCAGATCTTAATACCAAGATCAAAGAAGCTGATGATAAAGTAAAAGCCAAAAAGACTAAGAAATAATGGCCAGAACTATACAGGAAGTATATGACGCTCTAATCGCTGAAAAGGAGACTTTTTCCAGCCTAGATGCGCTTGAACCAAAGCCAGACGACTCTCAAACGTTCTTAGATGACCTTTCTTCCCCTTCGAAGGTGGCCATTTGGCGTTTATATTTCTGGGTTTGTGCCTTCGGGATCCATATCATGGAGATCCTATTCGATAACCACACCCAACAAATACTGGATCTTGGTGACTCCCTTATTACCGGGACCGCTGCTTGGCTTAGGGATAGAAGCTTTGAGTTCCAATTTGGGGATACGCTTGTGTATAATCCTGACAATGGGGCTTTTGAATACCCTGTGATAGACGAAACAAAGCAAATCATCAAACGGGCCAGCGTAATTGAGGTTGGTAATCAGGTGATTGTAAAAGTCGCTAAAGAGGATCTTTCTGGGGATCCTGAGAAGCTTACCGTTAGTGAAAAGAACTCTTTTGACGCGTATATGCTGGCCATAAAGTTCGCTGGGACCAACATTGCTATTAAAAGCGAAGATGCTGATCTATTGAAGATCTTCTACGATGTTCATTACGATCCGTTGGTATTGAAAGCGGATGGCGAAAGCATCCTGAACCCCGGAACTTTTCCAGTCGAGGATGCAATTAATAACTTCGTGAGTAATCTTCCGTTTAACGGTATACTCAACCTTACGGAGTTAACTGATGCCGTTCAATTGGCTGCTGGGGTGAAGGATCCGGTTCTTACCCTTGCAGAGGCTAAGTTCGGTGCATTGCCTTACGAGACGATTAACAGAGAATATGTGGCCGATGCTGGATATATGGCAGTTGATCCAGCATTCCCATTGGATTCAACCTTGACTTATATCCCGGAAAATGCTTAACCTAAACGTCGATTTCAGAGATATTGCCCGAAAAACGATGCCTCATTTCTTGAGGAAGCCTATCGTTCTGGACTTCCTGCATTCGATCGTGACTGGGAAAC